CAAAGATCTGCTTTCATAGTTAACATAAAAGGAGTAGGCATAAGTCTTTCAACAGTGTATGCATTTCCTTGAGCACCTGTATAGTTAGGCTCACCTGTAGCTGCATCAAATGAAAAGTCTCTTTCCCTAACACTCATTTTACTAATGAATGACGGATCAGCTAATCTATCTCTATCAATTTGTAGTCCTGAAATATAACAAGCCATTCTAGGAACAGTAGGTAGTTTGTTCTCAGAATTTTCTCTAATAATTGAAGCAACCTGTCTTGTAAGATCACCATACATAACAGGTATAGTTTGTTGAGTTTTATCACCAGCTTCATATTTAAAACCAATGAATGCTCTCATAAACTGTGTTACATATCTTCTTATCTGTCCATCGTAAAAGAAATCCATTAATCGTCTGCCTTCGGTCTAAGTGCTTTACTCAAGCTCTGTTTTTCTGAAACTTGTTTACCACCAATGTTGTTAACTACCGTATTGTTAATAAACGAATCTTTACCTTTACTTATTGCAGCATCATGTCCTGCAAAATCTTTACCTGCACCTACTTGACTTGGTCCTAAATTACTTCTAGTCATTCTTACATCATCTTCAGTTTTTCTCCAACGTACTCCGTCGAATCTAAACAAACGTGTAGGCTTGTAATCAGTACGTAAGTGGAATTGTCCTTCCATAGGATTAAGAGGAAATGCTATACCTTGTGTAAATGGTGCACCGTTCTCTGGTAATCCGTCACCAATTAAGTAACCAGTATATGCATTACCTTCGGGTGTTTTGTATGCGGTGTCAGCAGTAACGGCCATGTAGATTGCATTACCCTTATCATCAAGTAATGTGTTGCCGGCTGCATCTGTAGATGGTATAAGCAAGTCATCGCTGTCAGCTGTAACAAGTTCTGTTTTACCTTGGTTATCAACTTGCATAGTATAAAATCTACTAGTGTCATAACCTGCTTGTGGCGAATCTGCTTCTGCTTGATCAAGAACTGCTTGTGTAACTTGCATTTCTTTTTCATACGTACTCATAATATCTTTGAGTGTATCTGCAAGTTTATAATAAGTTGCATTAGGTGGTTCAACGCCACTAATTTCTGATATAACTTGATACTTCTCACCATTAGGAGCAATAACAATATCTCCTGGGAAGTAAGTTGACTCTGCGTTCCACGTACCTTTCAATGCATCTTTATCTGCAATGCCATCTAAAATCTGTTTGAATTCTTGTGAATCTACTAATGGTTTACACTTTGCTCTGTACAAGTGAGGATACCATGTATTTGAAAATCCTTCTGCTGCACGATTAACATCTTCAATTACATAAAAACGTTTTAATGCATAATTTAAATCATTAAGAGCATGTTCATCATCTAAGTGCGGCAACTCGATAACATCGCCTGACATGATCTTTCTGCCTAATTTTTCAACAGTATCATTAATATGGAATGTAACAAACACTGTATCATTTTGTAGGAATAAACCAAACTGACTTAGATTAAAGTCAATGTCTTGTACATTATATACACCACGTAATCTATAAACATCTGGATCATATTTGCGATCTCTGTTTTCTAAGAATAGCATATCCTGAATGTTTGTAGGATCATCTGTGCTATATGTTGGTGTAGCTGCTGTTTTTTCCTGTGAATTTCCGGGGCCTACATACTTGTGTACAAGCACATCAGTACCGCCAACTTGGAACATCTCCCAGACGGTTTTGTCCTGGAATTTGTAATCGTTCCCCTTTTCGGGTCTGTATAAACTGAGTCTTGGCATTGTATAAGTATTTACCTAAAGTTGCGAAAGGCATAAATACTTATATGAGCCAGATAGAAACATCAAAACAAGAAGTATTCGACTATTGCAAAGCAATGCTAGGCGACGGAATGATCGATGTCGAACTAGATCCTATTCACTACGAAACAGGTTTAAAACGTGCTTTGGGTGTTTTCAGACAACGAAGCGATAATGCAGTTGAAGAAAGTTACATAACACTTACTTTAGAAAAAGATAAAAACGATTATACCTTACCACATGAGATACAACAAGTAAGACAAATATACAGGAGAAGTGTAGGTAGTAGAACAGGTAACGGTACAGGTGGTACAGTGTTTGAACCATTCAACTTAGCATATACTAATACGTATTTGTTAAGTTCAACCAACATGGGCGGACTTGCAACATACGAGTTATTTGCACAGTATCAAGAACTTGTTGGAAAGATGTTTGGTTCGTTTATTAATTTTACTTGGAACCCTCAAAGTAAAAAGTTAATTATTATGCAACGTCCAAGAGGAGAAGAACAAGTACTTCTTTGGGCATATAATGAGAAGCCTGACTATACAATTTTACAAGATGTATATGCAGGACAATGGATTAAAGATTACACGTTAGCTAACTGTAAAGTTATGCTAGGACAAGCAAGAGAAAAATTTGCAAGTATTGCAGGCCCACAAGGTGGTACAGCTCTAAACGGACCTTCAATGAAAGCAGAAGGCACAGCAGATCTAGAAAGACTAACAATGGAACTTACAACACAGGTTCCAGGTGGTAGCGGATATAGTTGGGTTATAGGATAATGAAAGCAGACGAATTTATGTGGGAAGGCGAAGAACTATACGATGGTATGGTTTGGGGTAGAGGCAAGTCATCTGCAAGAGGCGGAACAGTTAAAATGAAGTTTCGTTGTCCATCAGGTCCACGCAAAAGTAGACAAGTATCACACCCGTCCAAATGTTGGGATCATCCTAACGTTGCACAAGCACAGCGTATGAAAACTACCCGTGCTAGAACTGGCCCTCAACAGGCTAGACGTCAGTCACGTACCAAAAATATCAATACAGCAACTCGTTTGGTAAGAAGACTTAATAAATTCAAATAAAATACTTGACATTATGAATTAATTCTAGTATACTGTACAGTATATTAACTAGGAGAATTATTTGTGATTATTGGTGTATGTGGTTTTATTGGTAGCGGCAAAGACACTGTTGCTGATTACCTTGTTAACTTCCATGAATTTAGAAGAGAAAGTTTTGCTGACACATTGAAAGATGCAGTTGCATCAGTATTTGGTTGGGACAGAACTTTACTTGAAGGTAGAACAAAAGAAGCACGTGAATGGCGTGAAGAAGTAGATCATTGGTGGGCAGAAAGATTAGGAATGCCAACACTAACACCACGCTGGGTACTACAATATTGGGGTACTGAAGTTTGTCGTAAAAGTTTCCATGATGATATTTGGATTGCTAGTTTAGAGAACAAAATACGTAACTCTAAAGATGACATCATTGTAAGTGATGTACGTTTTCCTAATGAAGTAAAAGCAATTAAGAATCAACAAGGCAAGATGATTATGGTACAACGTGGACGTTTACCTAAGTGGTATGATGTAGCACTTGATGCAAATTCAGGTAGCAATGTAGCAATCAATGAACTAAAGATACAGAACATACATGCTTCAGAATGGGCTTGGGTTGGTACTAAATTCGACCACCATATTCATAATGATATGGGTATTGAGGACTTATATAAAGAAGTTAAGTCACTAGTAGTCAGCAGTTAAGTCACCCTGTTTCCACTTAATACCTTCTTTAGATAACACAGATATACAATTAGCACAAACAGTTTTTAAATTGCTGTGTCTACAGTTATCTAAATTTCCATCTAAATGTAATACTCTAAATACTTCTGGATGAGGCGATTTGAATCCGCATTTATCACATGAAGCTTTCTGTTTATAGCCAGCACGAGCCCATCTAGGTACACCTGTATACTGCCCGTGATTATTACATACTTCACATAGGCTTCTGTAATAGGTACGCTTACCTTTCTTATAGTTAACAGCACGTGGCCGTAATCCGCACTTACAAAGAGGTCTCATACATGTATTTACACCTTTTGGACCCCTTTAATGACTGGTTAAACCAGGCTAATTTTATATAAAGTGCTAAATACAATTGCAACAAGTTTACGTAATAGACTGATACGAAAATATTACCAGGAGATAAAAAAGATGGCATTAACATCACCAGGCGTAGAAGTAACAGTAATAGACGAGTCGTTTTATACCCCAGCAGAGCCTGGTACTACTCCTCTTATTGTTATCGCTTCATCGCAAGACAAATTAAACGCAGCGGGCACAGCTACAGCAGCTGGAACGCTAAAAGCTAACGCAGGTAAAGCATATAAAGTTACCTCACAGAAAGAATTAGTAGATCTTTTTGGTGTACCAACATTCAAAAAGACAGCGAGCAACACTCCAATACATGGAAGCGAATTAAACGAATATGGATTGCTTTCAGCATATTCATTATTAGGCGTTTCAAACTCAGCTTTCATTGTACGTGCAGATGTTGACTTAGACGAACTACAAGGTTCATCAACTGCTCCGGGAGCGAATCCAGCAGATGGCAAGTGGTGGATAAACAGCGGGTCAACTGCTTTTGGTATCCAAGAGTGGAATGGCGCAGCAGTAACCACAACAGGTGGTCAAAAATTTGCTGCTAAAACACCTATCGTGTTAACCGATGCAGATATTTCAAAAATTGATAACGGCGCACCTAAAACATCAGTTGGTGCTATTGGCGATTACGCAGTAGTATTTGAAACAGTTGATGGTAGCGGATCATTTAGTGCAAGTAAAGAAAATGCAACTATGTGGTACAAGTCCGCAGGTAACGGATCAACAGTTACACAAGGTAATTGGGTTAAAGTAGGAAGCAATGATTGGTCAGCAAGCCATCCAACAATTGTTGGCGATACTTTTTCAGCAACTGCAGGTAACTTCAGTATTAACGGAACAAACTTTACAGTAAGTGGCACATTAGATGACTTGGTTGTTGCAATTAACGGTGCTATTACAGAAACACAAGGTATTGTTGCAAGAAACGTAAGCGGTAGACTTTATCTTTATTCAGATGGTAGCTTAGATGATGGAATTGGTGATTCGTCCAAGTCAAATGCTATTATTATTGATGACGGTTTAAGTAGCCCACAGATTACTTTTAGTGAGTTAGGTATTTCAAAAGCAACTTACTATGGTCCACAGCTACACATTGATGCACACACTAATGTTCCAGAATTTAAAACTGGTGACACAACACCACGTCCAACAGGAAGTGTATGGGTTAAAACAACTGAGCCAAACAAAGGCGCACGTTGGAGAGCAAGTAAATGGTCAGCAGCGACTCTTTCATGGGTAGCATATACTGCACCATTGTATGCTAACAACTCATCTGCAGTTTATGCATTAGATAAAGCAGGTGGCGGAGTTAACATTCCAACTGATAGCATCTATGTACAAACTAACGCAGAAGAAAATAGCGGTTACGATACAACACCAATGACTGCTTCGTTTAGAGCGTTTAGAAGAGCTGCAACAGGAGTTACTAAAATTACTTCAGCAGTAGTAGACGCAAGTACATTTACAGTAGGTGGAAACACATTTACAATTGCAGAAAGTATTAAAACATCAGCAGCATTAAACGCTGGAGTAAGCGTGAGCTTTACAGCAGCAGGTAATGCTAATGACGCATCATTAATAGCAGGTGCTATTAACAGTGCAGGTTTTACTAACATTGAAGCAGCAGTAACAACTTCAAACGCAGTAGAAATTTTCCACAAGTTAGGCGGAGAGTTTAGAATTACTGATGGAACTAATACTCCAATAGGAAGTTCTTACACTGTATACAGTATTAACACAGGTTTAGGAGCAGCAAACTTTTACGCAGCACCAACAGGCGCAAGTGAAAACTATGTTGTATCTAACTGGAAGCCTTTAGCAGCAGACAACTTTGCAGCTTCAAGCAATGCTCCATTAGCAGAACCAGCAGACGGACAACTTTGGTACAACCCAGAGTTTAGTGATGTTGACATTATGATTCATAATGGTACTACTTGGAAAGGTTACCAAAATTACAGTTCAGGATACGCTAACTGTTCACCATTAGGCCCAATTGTTTCAGCAACTGAGCCAAAGGCAACAACAGGACAAAGCGATGGTACTGCACTAGTAGACGGAGACCTTTGGATTTCAACTGCAAGTTTAGAAGACTTTCCAACAATTTACAGATGGGACGGTAATAACCTAGCATGGGTACTTGTTGATAAAACAGATCAAACTTCAGAAGACGGTATATTGTTTGCAGATGCACGTTATGGTCTAGCAGGTTCTACTGGTAACACAGCAGCAACTATTAAAGACTTACTAACTAACGATTACTTAGATCCAGATGCTCCAGATCCTGCACTATATCCAAAAGGTATGTTGCTATGGAACTTACGTAGAAGTGGCGGTAACGTTAAAAAGTACAACAACAATTACATTGATTTAACAGCTGACAACACTCGCAACGGCGACGAAGCGATGACAAGTTATGCTACAGACAGATGGTCTACACAATCAGGCAACCAAGAAGATGGTAGCGGATCATTTGGTAGACATGCACAGCGTATGGTAGTAACACAGGCACTTAAATCAGCAATTGATACAAGTTCAGAAATTAGAGATGAAGAAACAAGAAACTTTAACTTAATTTCATGTCCTGGATACACAGAAACAATGAGCAACCTTGTTAACTTAAACATTGACAGAGGCTTAACAGCATTTGTTATTGGTGATACACCTTTAAGATTAGCAAGTGATGCAACTTCATTGTTAGCATATGGTTCAAACAGTGCGTTGGTAGTTGATAACAACGATGACGGACTTGTAACATACGATGAATACTTAGGTGCGTTTTATCCAAATGGATTTACAACTGACTTAGGTGGCGCAAACGCTGTTGTTCCAGCATCACACATGATGATGAGAACTATAGCACTAAGCGACCAAGTATCGTTTCCATGGTTTGCTCCAGCAGGAACAAGACGTGGTGGAATTAGCAACGCTACATCAGTAGGTTATATTGATGCAGCAACAGGTGAATTCCAAACAGTTGCATTGAACGAAGGTCAAAGAGATACGTTGTATGGACTAAAAATTAATCCAATTACATTCTTTAACGGTGTAGGACTTGTAAACTACGGACAAAAAACTAGAGCAAGAAATGCAAGTGCTTTAGATAGAATTAACGTAGCACGTTTAGTTGTATATTTAAGATCACAACTTAACAAACTTGCAAGACCTTATATCTTTGAGCCAAATGATAAGATCACAAGGGACGAAGTTAAACAAGCAGTTGAGTCATTATTACTCGAGCTTGTAGGCTTAAGAGCTTTATACGACTTTGCAGTTGTGTGTGATGAAACTAACAACACGCCAGCAAGAATTGACAGGAATGAACTTTATGTTGATATTGCTATCGAACCGATTAAGGCGATTGAGTTTATTTACATTCCATTGCGTGTCAAGAACACAGGAGAAATATAATGCCTATTACATCACTTAACAACTTTGGAGTACCAACAGACGCAGGCAACCAAGTGCTCTTGATGCCTAAACTAAAATATCGCTTTAGGGTGACACTTTTAGGATTTGGAGTTAGTGCTGCAACAGAACTTACTAAACAAGTTGTAGATGTTTCAAGACCAAAAGTAGGTTTTGAAGAAATGCAGTTAGACGTGTACAACTCAAAGGTATTCTTAGCAGGTAAGTATACTTTCGAAACACTAACATTGAACTTACGTGATGATGCTAGTGGCTTTGTACAGAAGCTAGTCGGCCAACAGGTCCAGAAGCAGTTTGACTTTGTCGAACAAGCATCTGCTAGATCAGGTATTGACTACAAGTTTACAACAAAAATTGAAGTACTAGACGGTGGTAACGGTACTAGTGAAAACGGAGTAAGCGTATTAGAAACAGCAAACATGTATGGTTGTTTCCTAACTAACGTAGACTACGGTGACGCTAACTACGCTACTAACGAAGCTATGCAAGTTGCACTAACTGTACGTTTTGATAACATGGTACAGTGGGGCGCAGGTGAGCAAGGCGTTGGCGTTGGAATTGGCGCAAACGTTGGAAGAACAATTGGTGAATCTACTACAGGTTCTTCAGGCGCTCAAGGCTAATAACTTTTTAAATAAAATAGAAGAAGCTCGGATTATTTTCCGGGCTTTTTTTATGGCTAAATAATAGTATGGCAAACAAATTCACAAGATTTCTCAGCGATTTTGCAACTGGACTTACTCAACCTAAAGGTATTATGGGTAACTATACCCATGCCACAAGACTGTTCATTGATAATACAATGCGTCTTGCACCTAAGACTAAATTTAATTATTATGTTAGGTTTGAAATGGATCCTATGGCTGTTAAGGCTGCTAACTTTAAATCCAAACATGCTGAAGAAACAGGACTGCTAGTTAAAGGTGTAGACTTGCCTAAGTTTAGTTTCCAAATGGATACACTAAACCAGTATAATAAAAAGCATAACGTTTACAAAAGAATTCAATACGACCCTGTACAGTTTACTATGCATGATGATAACCAAGGTGTTATAAGTGCTCTGTGGGCTTTGTACTATGGTTATTATATTGCTGATAGGAATAATCCTACACAAGCATATGATAGAGATCAATATAGAAACGGTAATACTAACAACTATGCATTTGGTTTTGATAACGGATCAACTGCGGACTTTTTTAAATCTGTTACTATCTACACAATGGGACGTAGACGCTTTGTTGGATACACACTAGTCAATCCAAAGATTCAACAATGGACAGCAGGTGGAATGGATTATGCAGCAGGGTCAGAAACTGCTGAAAGTTCAATGTCATTACAATACGAAGCAGTACAGTATACAGCAGGAACAATAAGTCAAGGTTCACCTAAGGGTTTTGCAACATTACATTATGATACAGTTTCATCTCCATTAGGAGTTGCAGGTGGCGGAACAGGATTACTACTAGGAGAAGGTGGTGTACTTGATGGACTTGAATCTATATTTGGTTCTATTGGTAACGGCAGTGCATTTGAAAGTCCTAAATCATTTTTAGGTACAGCTATTGCAGCAGTTAATACATATAAAAATATTAGAGGATTAAGTAAAGATTCTATTCTAAACGAAGGTGTTAATATTTTAACAAGTCCGGGCGGCATACAACAAATTTCAAATACAATATCGGGTGCAGCAGGTATATTCTTTCCAAAGAATGATGCAGCCAACGGAACTACTAAGGCACGACCAAAGTCTACAAGCAATATAAGTAATAGCTCATCGTTTGCTGGTAATCAAGGTGGAGGAACATAATATGCCTACTAATTTACCACCAAAGGAAATACAAGATAGTGCAGCACGTACTAGACTTTACTTTGATCAATATGGTAAATCACCATTAGAGTATAATGCTGTTGACTATGACACAGCAATTGTATTTTTTAAAGATAAAGGATTTGATAATAGTGCAGCAGAAGTTGTTGCAACGTCATTATTAAAACAAGCAAAGTTAGAAAACCTTCCTATATCAAAAGTTTTAGACGATATTACTGGGCTAGAACAATTACAAATTAGTGCATTAGTTGCTGAAGTTCTAAATAATAATAGACCGGCAACATCAACACTAGGATACCGTACACCGGTAGAAGATGTCTCAAAACAACGTAATGTGAGTGCTTAATATGCCGAAGTTTGCTCAAGGCAGATTTGAAATGAAAAACCCCAGCAAGTATGTTGGTACTAAAACACCAATGGCACGTTCAAGTTGGGAAACTGTTTTTATGAAGATGTTAGATGAACATCAAGGTGTTGCAAAGTGGGCAAGTGAAAGTATTCAAATACCTTACAGAAACCCATTAACAGGTAAACACACAATTTATGTACCTGACTTCTTTATTGTTTATGCAGATAAAAAAGGTAAGCAACATGCAGAAGTAATAGAAGTTAAACCTAAGAATCAATCATTTAGAGAAAGCGTTGGTAAAAGTAGATACAATCAAGAACAATACTTGCTCAATATGGCAAAATGGGAAGCAGCTACCGCATGGTGCAAACAAAAAGGACTACGTTTTAGGGTAGTAACTGAAGAAGATATTTTTCACACTGGACCTAAACGAAGATAAGTAAAAGTATGACAAAGAAATTAGAAGAACTTTTTAATATGGAAGAAGCAAAAGAAGAACCTAAAGAGGTTGAAGCTTCTGTAATAAAGGCTGAAGAAATGGAAGCTGAAATAAAAAGCGTAGATCAAAGTTATCAAGCAATCCAAAACATTACTAAAGAATTACCAGCAGTAAGAGAATTGGATACACTAGGTGAAACGGATCTAGATCACTTAGCTGATAAGGCTGAGAAAGCATATGATGATCTAATGGATTTGGGTATGAATGTAGAAGTACGTTATAGTGGACGTATTTTTGAAGTTGCTGGCAGTATGCTTAAAAATGCAGTAGATGCTAAGTCTGCTAAAATTGATAAGAAGTTAAAAGCTGTAGATTTACAAATGAGAAAGCTGAAACTTGATCAAGATTCAGGTGAAGATCCCAACGAATTAGTAGACGGATCAGGCTATATCATGCTAGATCGCAATGAACTAATGAAGAAATTAAGCGGAAAGGAATAAATACTAATATGAAAACGTTCAATGAATATTTGACTGAAAGCAAAAAAGTATACAGCTTCAACGTAAAAGTGGCAGGCGAAGTTCCTGAAGGCTTTTGCGATAGACTAAAATCATGTATGGCTTCTAGGGAAGTAGTAACTTGCGAAGAGATGTCAAAAACACCAGTTACTGAAGTTCCTATGGATTTTCCAGAACTGAACAATATGGAAGTAACTACATTTAATCTTGTAACAAGCTATCCTATTACTCCACAAGAAGTGCTTAAGAGCTGTTGTGAAGATTGCGGATGTGTTGCAGATCGTTGTAAAGTGAGAAACAGTGCCAGCCCAACTGAAGAGTATCAAATTAATGATGACAAAAGAGAAGGCGCACTATTACATGACAACGAATATAAAGAAGCAGGTAAGATCAAACAAAAAGATTACTTTGGTAATGATTTTAACAAATCATTTTTGAAAGACTTACAAAAAACTTCTAAAGAACGTAAGAAGGAATTAGGACACGATAAATTAAAAGCAGACGTATTTGCAGACGTTCCTAAGATTAAAATCGACAAAGCGGGTGTTAACAGCCCTGTAGGGAGTAAATAATGAACTTTAATGAACTTATGCAAAAAATGCGTGAGCTTGACACAACTGACGCCCCTGTTACAGAGATGCCAGTTCCTATGCCACAGGCTCCAATGTCAACACCAGAGCAAAAAGATAAAGCAAGAATGAATGTTAATATCAGTGCTGAAGGCGATGCTATTGATGACGTATTAAAATTAATGACTAAAGTTAATCCAGACATGATTAACCAACCAGAAAAACCAGACATGCCAGACATGCCAGACATGACTATTGCTATGCCAAAGCCAATCAATAAATTGATTCCAGACTTTGAT